TGGAATCACGGTAAATGCCAGGAGAAACTCTGGTGTATTGCTGCGGCTCTTTTTTAAGTGCTGTTGCCATAAGTTAGACCTGCCCACCCACATCGAATCGTATTTCAAAGCCAAAAAGTTGTAACGGAGAATTTTTGACGCTTCCACCAAACCGTATGGCAGCACAATGCCCTTGTCCCGCTGCAGCAAAGCGGTCAAAAACGTAATCCACGTCGCTGCTCCAAAGGCTACCCCAAGGGCTACCCCAAGGCGTAAAAGCACCCGCTCCCGTAGTGACAGACGTTACTGTTGCGGCTCGCTTAAAATCAGTATCCAATCCCAGGTTTAGCGTCAGTCCGCGCTTGCCTCGCATGAGGGGACGAATATCTTTGAACGCCTTGTAGTTCCCTCGACTCCCGTAAAATGAAAACGCCATACGTCCAGCAAAACGTATGCTTTGCGAATTAGTACCATCATCGGCATCGGCGTAGCCCGTTTCGCCCTTGTAAATGATGCCAGTGCTTGAGCCATAAAAAGGAAGGTCAAGAAACTTGCCACTCGAACAACAATGATTGCCTGTAAACAAAGCAAACTGCGTCCATGCCTTGCTGTCTAAACTGTAAACGAGCAGCGTTGCAGTAGTACCGGAGTCGGGTAGCTGCACGTATACGCGGCGTCCTGCTGCCCAAAAAAACCCATTCCAACGCTCGGACAGGCTTACTTGAGTGCCGTACTGCGTAATCAAAGGGTTTACGTTGCCACTAACAACTAAACTGGCTTGTTCCGGCGAAAGTTCAAACAGAGCAGATACGGGAACGATTCCCTGTTGTGTGAAGATCCACACATCCTGATTGTAGCGCGTATATGCACGTGGACCTAACGGCTTGCCGATAATAAAATGAGCAACAAGAGTCCACGCTGGATCGTCAGGCGAATAGCCGGAATACAGGACGACTTCGCCTTCAGACGACACCGCCATAAACAGGTCTTGGCTTGTGACGTTTTTTTGATTAGTGAAACTTCCTATAAAAAGTAGGTAGCCACCGCGCCTGAAAATGTATTGGAAGTCATAACTTTTAAGTACTGGAGAACCAGACGTAAGCGTAGCGCCAGCGGTAGCATGAAACCACATTTTGCACGAGTTGCGCTCTACAAAGTAAAGCCGCTCTCTGTAACTGGCTACGTTTATTAAATCGGTAAGTGCGTATCCGCCACCACCAACAGAAATGTTGGCGCATAGTCCAGTGCCAGTGTACACCTGTGGAGCATCGCCGCCATTGTTAGCCAGGTAAATGTTGCCGCCGAATAGTTCCTTGTTCCAGTATCCTGATAAATAGCCGCCTACTTTGCTGATGTTAGTGACAGTACCGGCATCACTTATTGAGTAAACTTTGGTTGCTTGCGCGGCAATTAGTTGCGCTGTCCCGTCTTTTAACGGGTATTCGTGCATAAACAAAATTGGCGAAGCCGTCCCAAGGTTAGCAAACGTTTCGTAACCTAACCGAACGGTAGGAGCACCCGCGCCAGGAAAAATGTTTACTAGTTCCAACGCCGCCGCTGGCTCCATTGAGTCAATCGGACTCACAAGATCCAACCCCAAGGAGGGCGGCGGCATTGTAACGCCTTGGTGTGCCATCTCAGCAACTACCTATTTAGGTCCGTACATGACAGGACGTTGCGGGATGGGCATAGTCATGCCTTTGCCGATATAAACGTCTCGCGGTGGCGGCTGATACATGCCGTATTGTTGAGCGGCTTGCATCGCTGCTTGTGTCGGATCACTCATAGCCGGATTGCCGTACTGACCAGGAATCGGTGTCATTGCACCATTGGCAATCTGTTGTGCAACATTAGATGGGTATTGCGGATTCATACCGCCTCCAACTTGTTGCCCAGAAAGATACCACTGTGGATTAAAGGCACCTGAATTGGGATTTAAATTTTGCCCAAACGGACGGCTAGGTGGCATTGGGGAAGATTGTGGCGGCATCGGCTGACGTTGCGGCTGATTCGGCAACATGCGTCCGCCACGATCCACTAGAGATCCATCAGCACCACGATACACCCCAGGAGACAACCGCTGCATTTGCTGCGATTGCGCTCCTAAAGAGATATTAGCTAGTGCCTTGTCGAGATCAAAATTTTTGTACGCCTGTGGTCCAGTAAACTGACCAGTGCGCTCGTCAAAATACGGATTGCCTCCGGCGTACGCTACAGGCTGATCGCGGTAGTCCTTTGGCATAGTCCTTCTGGGCATCGGTCGCATGTCACGCGCTAAAGCACCTGCCAGTCGCCCACCCATTCCTCGTGAATTATTAGCCATTTGCTTTCTCCTTTTGCTTTCCATAGGCTTTTTCCAATGCGTCCCGCATCGAATTAGAAACTAAAAGTTTGCCAGTGTCGTCGCGGTATACACCTGGCGACACTCGCAACACTTCCCCTTCTGGCGGTCTTATTGGAATCATAGGTGGCTCAGTTGGCGTAGCTGCTTGAGTTTCCGTTGCAGGAAATTGGGTAGCCAAACTCATATAGGTGTCATACTCGGATTGACTAAGATTACCTTCGTCGAAAAGTTTTTGCGTGTTAGCTCGAATTACGTCACCTGTGATTCCGAGCTGGTTTGCAAAGTGCAAAATGTTGCTTTTGGCAATATTGAAATCGTTTTTAGCGTTACTTTGTGCGGCGCGTGAGAATAACAAGTTTACGTTTGAGCCAGTCTGCCCACTCAAACCCATGCCAGTCACCATAGCGCCAGTCAAAGCCACAGTGTCGCCATACGATGGGCTATCCACCAAACGCTTATCAAACTCGCGCCAGCTCAGAGGCTTGCCGTCTACGCCAAAGTCAAACTTGCTCCCGTCTGCGAGCGTTCCCATCCATTTGTCGTCAAGGATTCCTGCTTCTTTCATGCCAGAACGCACTTGATCGCGTTCCATTTGCCCCTGACCTTTTTTACTTCCAAACCATGAACTCGCAGCTCCAGTTAGTGCGCCTACCGCTGCGCCAATGCCCAATCCTACAGGACCAAAGTAAGAACCGATCATCGCTCCCGCACCGGCTCCTTGCAGAGCACTTGATCGCGTTCGTCCTGCTCCCGCTGGTGCATCGCCAACGTAGTCTGCCATCTTATACATACCATACGCGCCAACTACTGGACCCGCATACGGCAAAGCAGCAGCAGCAGATTCGCTACCCAAAAGACTTGCTGCGCCCAAACCTGCATAGGTGCCGTAAAGCCCGGTGCCTACATAGTCTTTTTCTTTAGCTGCGTTGTACGCCTGATAGGCTGCTAGAATTGTAGTCGCACCAGTTGCAACATCACCCCAGTTTACGCTGCTTAAAAAGCCTTGATCATTTGCCAGGGAATTCGGAACTGTTTGCGGTCCTGCTGGAGTGTTTATAACTGAGGTTCCACCAGATAAATCGACAACACCAGCACCAGAAGCATCGACAACACTAGTAGGTGGCGGTATAGCTCGACTAATTGTAAGAGTGCCGCTTTGTGCAAACTGTGGCGTCTTTGCAGCTATATTCGACAGTTGCTTCGCACCTTCTCCCGCTACTTCAGCACCGGAAGGATCTAGCCATTTGCTAAGGTAGTTATTCCAAACGTACCTGCCAGCTATAAGACCACCAATCGTCCCTACAGTGCCACCAATGGCAGCAAGACTTTGATTCCTAGAAGCATCCTCTTTTTGCTGCTGGTTATAATCGCCGGGTGAGCCGTAATACTGCTGAACGTATCCATACGCCTGTTGCGGCGGTATGCCCATGTTGTAGAGACTTAGGAAATACTCTTGAGGACGTGCGCCGCTACGTGGAGGTGGAACGTTACCTTGATAAGCCATAACTAAATCCAAGTTCCAAAGACAGCAGTACCACTACGAGCAAACATTTCAGCTCGCGAATGACCACCTGCATAAACAATTTTACCCGGATTGTTACGGGAAAAATCCTCGTTCATCTGCGTTACGAATCGAGGTTGCACCGTCGTCAATCCGTGGATTTCCGCAAACCGCTCTAACATTCCCAGTTCAAGCGTTTTCTCATTAAAAATAGTTACGTCTGAGTCAGCTAGAAATTCCTTGTATGGTCCATCATAGTACGCCCACAACACGCCACCATCGCTGACTGAGCCACTTGTATGCGTGGGTGCCGTGCTACCGCTGGTTCCACCTGCTATGGTTGTATAGTAGTTGCCATTGTAGAACGTGTAAGAGCCAGCAGCGTAGGTTGTACTAGCTGCCCAGGTCGCAGGACGAGCGCAACGATCAGCAATATACTCAAATATGATGACCTGCCCGTTGTTACTAGCTCCTGGTGTGGGGCTGATCAAAAGCTGGCTATTGCTAACACCTCGGATCTGGAATCGCTGGTAAACGGTGGTATTTAGTTGGTACCCACGGATTTCCGCAAGCTCCTGCGGCGACATTGGACCAAGGATGCGCCAGCGAGTTGAAGAATTCCAAAACGTTTCGTAATGATAAAATGAAAAGGCGGCGGGCAAGGTATAGTTAGCCTGACCCGCCACCAGTGTAATAGAGCCGCTGGCATACATCGTAGTCCACGGATACTGATCCGCGATCTCCTGATTTATGCGATTGGCTATAACCCGCAGTTGCTTGGTTGTGGTTTCCGTAGAAGCTGTAATGTTAGCTTCAACGGTGTAACCCGCCTCATTTGCAACGTTAGTAACTGCGGTTTTTAGTGTCATACTTTTCTTGGACGACCTCTGCGCTTAACGGGAGCAGCTTCGACTACCATTTCCTCTACTGCCTCTTCTTCCTCGTACGAATCAACCTCGGGCATTACCTCAACCGAACGGACAGATTGGATCACCTCCCTTCGCTTGGTGTTTAGGTTTATTCCTTCAGTAGCCTCAATGCGCTGCATCAAAAGCTCTACTTGCTCTTCCAGTTTTGCCGTGCGGCTACGCTCGCGCTCAAGTTGCTGCTGCAAAGCTACAACTTGGTTTTGTGTGGAATTGGTTGCGCCAATCCACTCAATGGCTAACTTCACAAACTTGGAAAGCGGACCCATGCGGCGCTTCACGTCATCATTTGCTTCAGCAAGCTGCTCGACAGTGCGAAAGCCGAGGTAGTTAAGCTCCTTTAGCGCCGATGCTGTAATAGGAGTCCATTCATGCAGCGGCAAGCCAGACTCCACTGGCTGATTACCAGCCGTAAACGCAGCGTATAGCTCCGGGTAATCAGTTACGTCCTGTGGCTCAATTTTGCGTACTGTTTCGTCGCCACCTGGGTATTGAATAGAAATGCTAGGGATCTCGTCAAAGACCGCCCTGCCAGCCAATAGGCTCTTTTCGCGGTTTTCATTGGTAGCTATAAAAAACTTTACATTAGCGCCTGAGTAACGCTTCTTAGGCTGCGAGTTTCCATTCATTATTGAGTGCCAATCGACTTGTGCCATTACCGTAGTCTCCTTATAAAAAGGGTAACGTTTTGGTAATGCTTGCACAGAATAGGCTGTTGTACTAGCGACTTTGGACTAGCCATTTACAATAGCCTCCAACGCCTCGACCTTCGCGCTTAGTTCTTGAATAGCTTTGCACAATACAGCCGTAAGGCGATCATAGCTTACGGCGTCTGGCTGCTGATGGGCGTTCTTGGTAACCAGCTCCGGCACGACGTTTACTACTTCCTCGGCAATAAACCCTACATCCTCACGCCCACTGTCTTTATACGAAAACTGTCGTGCTTGCAGCGCGTTGACTGCTGCCAAGCCATAACTGGAATCGCGAACGTTGTCCTTGTAACGAATGGATGAGGTGTCGTAGGTCCACTGGTTATTCCCAGTGTCATATTTCATCGCGTTTGTGCCAGCACCCGTGCCAATACCAAGAACCTTTGGCGTGGCGTTAAAATAAAGAGTCGGTGCAGCAGAGTAAGCGCCACCCGAATAAGCAGCAGAGTAGTTGCCGATACCAACAACGGTTGTGCCGTTGTTACGAATCAAGACACCAGCACCGTCGCCGGTATTGGTTACGCCGCCATCGACAGTGACAAAATTTTGTCCGGTGGTATCTCCGGCGGCAATAGCCTCGGTATTGAACACTGGAGCGGTTGTACGCTTTGCCAGCAGTTGTCCACCACTGTTAAAACTGGCTAAAACCGTTGCGCTGGAATTGCGAACCTCAAAAATGTTGCTGGTCTGGCTTGCGGCACCCTGAGCAATCAACGCCTGTCGAGAGGCTAAACCAGTTGTCGCGTGAAGTTGCGCCACCGGAGCCGCCATGTTTACGCCAAAACGACCGGACGAATCGCCTTGCAAGCGATCTGCATTACCCCACCGGATCACCGCGCTGTTTGCGGCTGCACTCGCTGATTCTCCAAGTGCCAGTGCATAGTCGCCAAGAGCTTTTGCAGCATACCCCACGGCGGTCACGCGCTGTGCGCCAAATACTCCGCCGGTTCCAATTCCCGAATAATAACCAACAAATACGTTGCGCGAGCCGTTTGAGGTGTCGCCAGCATTTGAGCCAAGATATGTATTCTCAAAATAGGACGTGCCTGTTCCGCCAGCCTGATACCCAACCGCGGTATTAGAATAGCCGCTGTTGCCGCCGTTTGCAGAGTACCCTATGAGAGTGTTGCGGTAGCCAGTGCCAACGTTACTGCCAGCATAGTCGCCGATTGCAGTGTTAGCATCTGCGCCGCTTGCTGAAGCGTTCAGCGCATTTCGTCCAACCGCAACAGAATTAGTGCCAGAAGCGGGAGCGCCAACGCGCTTATTGCTGCTAACGGTCAAAGTGCCAGCAGAGTTGATCGACGCTAAAACAGTGGCGGCTGAATCCTGTGCTTCAAGCAGATTGGCGGTTTGCGAAGCCGCGCCTTTTACGATTAGTCCCTTTGCCGCTGCAATTCCGCACACCCCGTTAAGTGCTGCAACGTTAGAGCCAGTGCTTGTAAACGTGCTTGGTTTGGCTGCTATGCGACCAAAATGATCCATAGTTGCCCAGACTGTTCCAGCAGAATCTTGCCACTGTTGTAACGTGCCGCTGGGCGACGCTGGACTCTTTACGACCAAAGACGGCGTAGAAGCAGAATCAGATTGAACGGTTTTGCTACCCAAAAATGTCTGCGCGGCGGTGGTAACAACACCGCGAGCTGTTGTGCTGGCGCTAGGCACGTCAAGAGTGTGTGTGTTGCTGGAAGATGAAAACGCAATATCTGTACCAGCGGTGCCTGTTGCAAACGTTTGCGTGGCTCCAGTCTGCGAATTTAGCGAGGTAATTCCGCTGCCACCTGGTTGCAAAGTTACTATTGATTCGGACGCGCCCTGGACCTGTTTGAAGAACAGCTTGCCGTCGTAAACATTGACCGCTAATTCGCCTTCACTAAGCTGTCCAGTGGTAGGCACGGCGCTAGTTGTAGTTGAGCGACGGACGCGAATGGTGTTTGCCATAACACTCAAAAAAGGGGATGGGATGCAGCGCACCCCACCCCCGTAATTACCTAGAACGTACCGCCATCGAAAGTGATCCCGTCAATGGAACCGCCAGTGATGTCAACGTTGTTTGACGCTTGGAGAGCCATGCTGTCAAGTTCAAGCGAAGTGCGCGCTGCACTTGCATCAGCCGATCCACCAAGAGTGCGACCGAATGACGACAAGTCATATACAGCCGCAGTGCCGGAACCAGTGAAGTACATTCCCTTATCGGCTGCGCTGGTGAGTCCGGCGAGCGCGTTAAGGTTTGAGCTGTACTCCTGAACGTCCGTACCTGGGACCAACTCCAACGTAGCCTGTGCCGATGCAACATCCGCATCGTCCATGAGGCTGCGTCCAAAGATGGTGGTGTTTACGTACTCAGCGGTTGAGCTGTCGGAGTAGCCAACCAGCTTAACGTCGCCAGCGGCAAACGAACCGCTCAGGTCAACAATCGCCTGGAGCCGCGCGTCCTGCGCTTGAACGTCTACGCCAATCTCAACACCAAGGTTTTCCCTTGCTGTTGCAGCATCACTAGCACCAGTACCACCGTGCGCTACGCCAACGTCCGTACCCTGCCATTCGCCAGCGGTTACAACGCCAGTGTTGCTAACAGTAAACAACGAAGTTTCATCGCTGTTTTGAAGCTCCATCAGGTTTGCTGACTGACTTGCCTTAGCAGTAACAACAAAACCCTTGCTAGAAGCATCGCTGATTCCAACATGCAACTGCGCTGCTGGTGTGTAGCGGTTTAGACCCCAAGAATTAGTCTCAAGGTTGATAGTTGCTGGCCAGTTCCCACCAAGGTTTCCACCTGAGCGAGTGATGTAGAGATTTCCCGAAAACAAACCAAACGCAGCACCACGTCCACCCTCAGTGTTGGTAAGGGTAAGATTCGGATTAGCAGCATCAACAGTAACACTTTCCGCAAAGGTCTTAGCACCAGCAAGTGTCTGCGCTCCCGTTGTTACAAGACCGCGATTGCTTGAAGAAGCATCGGGAATGTTAAACGTGTGCGTAGAACCAGACGAGTCAATGTTGAAGTCCGAACCACTTGTTCCCGTGGCAAAAGACTGCGAATCAGCCGTCAGACCGTTTAGGGTCGTGATCCCAGTGTCCTCTGGAGTGGACCACACAGCGTCGTTGCCGACCTTTGTGAGAACCTGTCCAATAGACGCACCGGACACTTGCGTAAGGGTGTTAATGGCATCCTGCTCATTGTCAGCGCCAGTACCACCATGCGCGACAGCGATCTCAGTGCCTTGCCAAGTACCTGAGCTGATAGTTCCAACGCTTTCAAGCGAAGAACTAACAACACCAGAACCAAGTGCAGTGCTGGAAAGAACGTCAGTGCCATTGATCTTCAGCGACTTGCCAGACGCTAGATCAATATGCTCTGAGCTGGTCCACGAATCGGACGCATCAAGCCAAAGAATGCTTTTGTCGGTGGTTCCTTTGAGGATAATTCCACCGCCATCGGCTGTAGCATCGGAAGGTGTCGCAACAACACCCATCTCAATGTTCTTGTCCTCAACCTCAATAGTCTGAGTGTTAATGATGGTCTCAGTACCATTAACAGTAAGGTCGCCGTTTACGACGAGATCCTGCATGGTGACTGAACCACCTGCAAAATCTAGGTCTTTGTTTGCATCGACAACAAGTGCTTTAGAAGCTGACGCGGTACCTGCTGTTACGTCGTCAAGCTGGTTAAGCTCGGCAGCGTTTGCAGTAACCTGCGCGCCATTAAGCTGTAGCGAGTTAATGTTTGTAGTCGCTACAAAGTTCTTGTCGCCATCTACGGTCTGGTTGCTAGTAAGATCCACATACGCACCAGGTCCAGCAATCGGAATGATGCTGGCTGCTGCTGTAGAGGTTCCACCCTTACCGTAGTAAAGCGTATTATCTACTTCGTTGAATGCTACTTCGGCGTTAGCCAGCGATGCTGGTGCGCCACTCGATCCTGTTGCGCGCCTTTTGAGGCGAATTACTGATGCCATTAAAAGTTTCCCCCGTCTGTGACGTTACCCGTTACCCATGCGTCCAAAGCCAAATCATATTGCAAAACGTCGCCGTCTATTAGCTGCGCTTGCTCCACCACTGGCTTTCCTGCGATTGTTCCTTGTATTTCCTGTGACAACTCGACCGCAACTTCAGCGGCGATGCCCAAACCCATTAGTTCGCTTGTAAAACTCATAGTTCCAAACGAAAAAGGGGGCTCGTACTGACGCCCCCATTTGGTTAATTAACCTTCATTACGTCAGTGGTGAAGATTTCCACCGCTGCGGCTGGCGTAGTCGAAGCAACTCCTACAACGCTCTTAATGAGAGTAGTAGAAGTGTCATCTGCAACACCTGCTGTCGCCGTAGTGTTAAGGTTAGCAAGAGCTACGTAGCTTGCGGCTACCTTGCCCTTAATGCCCTTACCTGTTCCACCACCGCGAACACCGCCGACAAACACCCAACCGTACTCGTTATCAGCGAGTGCGACCTGGGCAGCACCAACCATAAGGTTGTTGGAGCCAGCGTTGGTAGTTGTCATTTCAGCCGCCTGTCCATCCTTGTCGATGGTAACAAAAGCGTACTGAGCGATTGCGCCGTTTGCCTGAACAAACACGAACTCGCCCTCTGGGCATGATCCCTTATCGCCAACCTTCGCTGGCATAATTGCTGGATCTGTTCCAAAGGTCTTCTTGTAATTGATTCCGAATGATCCTGATGCGCTCATCGTTTCCTCCTAAGCGTAAATAACAGCCTGAAGTGCCGGAGCAGCGCAGCAAAGGTTGCCTTCTACGATAATTACCGTGAAGAAAGCATCCTGATCTACTGGACGAGCCATCTCTGGCGCGAGGGGCTTGAAGTCAGCTCCACGAACCATGTCGAACGACCAATATTTGCTGTTTAGCAATCGGCATGAGTTGGACTCAAGAACCGACGAGCCGTAACCGCCATCGAACACGAACGAAGCCCCATCGTACTCAAGCACGCGGAAGCCAGCGATTGCCTTCTTTGCAGGAAGGTTAATGCGCTGAATCGCGGTCAGTGAGCTGTGGAGGAACTTCCAGGCAGTACGATCCATGAGACCAAGATCCGGCATCTCATCGCCACGAGTTACCTGTGATAACGTATCCGTAATGGTCTCCTGAACGTTTGAAGCCGAAAGCGTTACGTTTACAGCGAGGTTTCGTGCAAACGTGTTAGTGCTACGGTCAATCTGCCCATAGGTTCCAGACGATGGTGAAGTGCTGACAGCCTTCTTGATGCCGTCAAACTCAAGACCACCAGATCCGGTGCCGTCGCCGCGAAGCGAGGTCGAAACTGTGTTCTTGAGGCGAGCAATAGCTGCCTTCATCTTCATCTCAGCGAGGTCAAGCAACTGTGCCTGGTCGCGGTTAGCACGACGATCACGCCCTGCAATCGCTACCGGTTCATAAACCTGCTTAATGCCGAAACGAAACGCTGTAGCATCGTCAATCGAATCTAGATTGAACGAGCTAGAGCCTGAGTAGAAACCGCCTACAGCCGAATCATTGTACATGATCGGCTTGCGAAGCTCGTATCCACCACTAAATTTACGAATTAGTCCCTGTTCGTCCAGCGTTGCCAGAAGCGGATTGTGATGCAAAATCTCGTCCGCGATGGCATCCGACTGATCGAAGAGGGTTGCTACGATTGCCTCTTCCAAATTAGCCATTTTGAGTTGTCCTTTTTAGTTTGGGGACAACCCAATACGACTATTCGCCACTCATGCGGCGTCGCAGGTTGTCCCTCATATCTTTGACTTGTATTCTGGGAGTCCCTGAACCAGCGGAGCCAGTAATTGACCGCGAAGCCGCCTTTGCTTTTCGCGCGACGGCTTGTTTTTGTTCCGCAACCGACTTTGCAGCTACAGCGTTATTGATGCTGGAAAAAGTCGGATTACCTGCGACCACATAGTTATACGCCGTTTCTAGGATCTCTTCGGGAGAGCTATAGCGACCTGTGGAAGCCAAACCACTCACTACGGGAGCCATTTCAGCTTCTAACTGCGAAGCGGTTTCTGGATCTCGAAAAAGCGGCTTTGTTTTCAGAAAAGAGTCTACGACCCGCTCATTATAATAGGCAACGGCGTTTTTCTGCTGTTCTGCCTGAATAGCCTGGAACTTCTCTTCCGCTATACGCTCGGCATCTTCACGGGTAAGGTAGTTTTGCTGCTGCGGAGGGTAAGCATACCCATTCATGTTTGGGTCAATTTGCCCCTGCTGCATTAGATCGTTTACCGATAACCCATAGGCGTCCAGCCATTCAATCGCGGTAGCAACAGGATTAGCTTGCATAGCCCGATCCCACGCGACTGACCGCCTGGTTACGTCCGCGATGCTAATACCCTGCTTGGCATAGTCTTGTTCATGCTCCTTTAGAACGTCATAAACTTTGCTCGTCTGCTGTTTTAGATCATTTACCTCCTGCATCCTGCGCTGGTAGTCGCTACGAAGCTCGTAAGCCCTACGATTCATGTACTGCTGCAACACATGCGCGTTTTCCGATGTAGGGTTTAAGAAAGCCTCCTTTTCGGCTTTGTTCATGTCAGCCGGGGGAACGACAGGGATACGCTCCATGATGCTTGAGGGAGTCTCTTCTGCCTCGGTAGGTGTCTCATCCTCTGCTACAGCTTCCTTTTCGGGCTCAACTCTTTGCGCCTCTTCTTTTGCGTCGAACTGCTGTTCTAGTGCGTCACGAATTGAACGCTCTTCAGTATTGCGCTCAGGTGTTACTTCCGTTTCTGTTGGGGTGGTTTCTACATTATCCATTTAGTCTCTCCCGTAGGTTTTGCATAAAATTAGCCACGACCTTCTTCTCTCTAGATTCGGCGTTCTTTTCAGGGGAATAGCCCCGTTCGTAGGCATCACCTACCTCGACAACGCCAGCGGCACGGTAGGTAGCCCGTAGTTTTGACTTGCTAGTGTAAATTTCTTTAGGGTTTAGCGGATTGCGAGTCGGCGGCATTTCATCCTGAATGAAGTAGTCCCGCGCATTAGACTGCACTCTCTTTTGTACCTGGTCGATTGGAACGACTTTCTTTTGATCGTGACAATACTGGAACAGTTTATACTTTGACATGCTGCCTCAGTTATACGGCGCAGTAATACAAAGTTTTTACCTACCGCGCCATCGGTTTTACGAGCGAGGAACTATGTTATTTACCACTACAGGCTGTTGTCCTTGTGGTTGAGCGTTTAAGCTCCCCTGGAACGCCTCGGCTGCCAAACGTAGTCGCTCTAGCTCCTGTTCGCTTGCTAAACGCCGCTCTTCCATTAGCTTTTCAGACTCAGAAAGCCGCACGCGAAGCTGCTCCAGCTCGTTTTTCTGCACATCTAGCAAGGCTCCCAAACGGATAGCTTCCTGGTCAATGGCTTGCTTGTTGGCTGCGGTAGACGCATTGGATTGAACCTTGAGCAGATCCACCTGAACAGCATTAGCCTTAACCTGCGCCTCTTGCTGTGCAATACCCAACTCTTGCTGTGCTAACCACTGGTCAAACTGCTGCTTTTGAACCTGGATCTGAGCGTCCAGCGACTCACGTTGCATTTTTACCTGATGCTCTTGAGCCACGAGCATATTCTTTTCGTGAGCATCCTGCATTTGCATTTGAGTTGCTGAAAGGCGTGCCTGAGCCTCGACTTGCGCGATCTGCATCCGAGCTTGCATTTCTTGCATGATTGGGTCGGGTGGCGGGGGCTGCTTGGCAGCTTCTTCTTTTGCTTTGGCAATTTGCCCGATTTCACCGAGTGCTTTCGTAAAGATCCCATCAAGCTCCTTACCGCCTTTGAAGCGTTTTATAACGTTTTGGAACAGGTCAATGCTAAAGCCAAGAAGCGGCGGGTACTGCTCGATGAGGCTTTTCATCTGGTTGAAAAACTCACCTGCTGACGTGATCAGTTGCATCCCTTCGGCTTGGTCTTGAGCCTGATCAATAGCGATCATGGAGTCCGAAGCGATCTGTATTCGGTAGCAGAACTGATGTTCTGACCGCAGAAAGTCTAGGATCTGCTGCTTCATGCCTTCCATGATCATCATAGGATCTGGCGGCATTGGAGCTGGCATAGGTTGTCCGTCTGGACCCATTTGCGGGGCTTGCTCTGGCGGTGACGGTAACAGCGGCATTAGAACGTTTGTGGCATCGCCAATCTCAAAGATGCGTTCGCCTTCAAACGTGCTGGCTATGATGATGCCTAGCTTTTCAATGGCGTCACTTACGAACTTGCTAAACATGTTTTGGCGCACCAC